TCGGATTAAGAAGTTCCATGCTCTACCCTCACGCTAAGAAGCGCAGTTTGTACAAAGTGCTCAAATAAAGAGCCACAATTTCGTCAATAATGTTTTGAATTGCAGAGTCATCTTCGTCGCAAAATTTGTAGCGATTTGCTTCAATTTCAGCCAACGAATCTTGCAAAAACTCAATTACGTTGCCGTTTTTGTTGGCCGATTGCAACGTAATAGGGCCAATTAGGCCATGTCTACCTTGATAAGCCTCGGCAAAGTCATCGGCCAAATCGATTACTTTGTCGTAAAACGCTCCCAGCGCCTTATGTTTGGCATAGCTACGCGTGTTGAGATGCACCGAATGGGTGACATCGCGCGCTAGAAATAAGTGCCCGACAAAATCTGCTGGTTTCATTGCGGTGGTAACTCCATGCCCATTTCAGGCATTGTACGTTGGGCGGATGGTGGCACAAGCTCGCCACTGGTCATCATACCGGCCAAAGTGCCCATTATGATGTCCTGAATTTGCTGCTCATTCAAGCCACTCTCAACCGCCTTGATGCGATCGGTCTCGGCTTGGTACGCCTTGACCTCTGCCTCAAACTCCTTGATTTGCACCTCGCGGGCTTCCATTGACTGCTGCACGCGGCGAAGCATGTCCTGCATCATCTGCATTTCCTGCGCCATAACCTGCATCTGCTGGTTGGCCGCCTGTAGCGCCGGGTCTTCCTCGTCCGCCAAGAGTTTCGGATCAATAACTTTTTGGAGCCGTTTGGCAATTTCTTGAGCGCCCGGCCAGTCCATGTTTTTGACAAACAAATCGCCGGCAACCTGCCAAAGAGCCGGATTAGCCTGCAAAATTTGCCCCATGGCGTCCATGGCTTCCTGCCGCTTGGTCGCGTAAGACGGGCCGGTCGTGACTGCCACGTCGTACTTACCGACAGACGGATTGTAAATCTTCTCGATCACAATACCCGCCTCGTCCATCACCCGACGGACAGGCTCGGCCTGCATCGGGTTGATCTTGACCGTTGCGGTCTCTCCGTCAATGCCGATGATTCGCGCGATACGTTGAGTATCGTAAATCTTCGGAATCAAATCAACGAGTTGGCGCGTCCCATAGCGAATGGCCCGAGCTAGGTTATCTACAAAATGGTATGTGCCTGTGTCGCCTTGCCGTTCACGCGCCAAAATGGCCCGACCGGTGCGCTCATTGGAGCGCATACCGAGGCTGGCATCGTACTGGCCGGTTGCGGCCTTGATGTCGTCGGCAGCGCCCATCTTCGCCTGGATCAAGCCCGTCTGGGCAAGCGGCGGCGGGGCACGTTGTGGCAGCGGCAGGACTGCGCCCTGACCGTCTGTCACGTCGGGATTAACTTCTAAGTACGGCCAATTGGTTGTGTTGGCCGTCTTCCATTGCTGTTCGTAACCTTCAAACTGACCGCCGTAGCCGATGAACGGCGCCTTGGGCGCGAGGGCCAGCATTTCGGCTTCCTGCGATACCCAATAGTTGTACATGCGCTGTGCGTCCTTGGCGTTGCGCACCAAGCCCGACACGTACATGCGGCCTTCAACTTCAAACTCGTTGCCGATCACACGAATGACCGGAATCCACTTGCCCGGCCACTCGCTTTCTTCAAGGATTTCGTAGCCGTTAGTCTTGACCCATTTGACGCGTTTTACGTCAACTTCGCGCTTGCGGATCGGCTGAAGGCCGAGCATCTCCAGCTCTTGCGCTTCGGGCGACCCGTCAAACGCCGTTTGGTTGCCGGCATACAGATTCAACGTCTCGCGGGTGTGTTCTTTGTAGAAATACTCCGCAATACGGACCGTATTCTCGTTAATCCACTGCGACAGCGCCTGATCGCCGACGCCGCGCTGCAAAACCGACGAAATCGGCTCCGCATCGGGGTACATGCGCTCAAAATCCGCCTTCGGAATGTCCTCGGTGATGAAGCACCACTCCGCATCCGCACCACAAGGGTCTTGGATGGTCGGGTCCATGTACACACTGAAGCTATTTCGGATGCGGCCTATGCGAAGGTCTTGATCGAACGTGTTTTCGTCGCAGTATTCCGTCAAAATGCGGAAATACCCTTCGCCATAAGTCACTTGGTTGTCGCACGCGGTGTCGTACGCGACATCCGCATCCGAAATGTACTCAATATGACGGACAATTCCGTCAAAAATCTCAGCAACCTCAATATCCGCTTTGTCATCGACCGGAATGACCTTGCCAGATGGCCGGTTCTGCCGCTGATCGTTGGTCACTTGCCGCACATGCTGCGGCAGCTTGTTGATCGTTAGGCACGGACGGGCGTTGACCGTCTGTCCTTGCACCGAGCCGCGCGTCGCCAACACGTCTTGGGGCCACTGCCACTGATTGTCCGGCGAGCCTGCCATGAAACGCAGGTCATCCAGCTCGTCTTCTCGGCTATCAGAGTACGCCGAGAGGGCCATCGTCAGGCGCGAGCGCGCTGTGGCCAGTACATCGGCTGGGTCGCGGGAGGCCTTGCCCCGGTTAGTCGGCGTGTTGGCGACGCGAGCGGCGCCTCTAAGCCCTGTTGGGTCTTTTGCCATTATTTGCGCTTCTTACCTTGTGCCTTACGCTTGACCGCATACGCGATCGCCACGGCCTGTTTCTGCGGCTTGCCAGCTCGCATCTCGGCTTTGACGTTCTTACGGAACGCGCCTTTACTGGCGGACTTAACAAGGGGCATTTATGCCATTCCCCTGCGGTTTTTTACCATTGGAGTGGGCCGAAACGCTACCGTCGTGCGGATGATGTCGTCCGACATGCGCCGTGCCGGCATAGGCCGTACGGGCTGCCGCGCGGGCTGAGACGGCGCGCGCTCAATGAGCATGTTGCCCAGCGCGCCAGGAGCGATACCTACGCGATCGTATGGCATACTTACTTCCTCTTTTTGGCCGTTTTGGCCGACTGACGGAACGCCTTGGCGGTCGGCGCTCCCTTGCTACCCGGTTTGCGCATCTTCTCACCGCTACCGGCTGCGATGCGCGCCCGCTTAGCGTGAATGTTCGCGTAAAGACCTTTCTTACTAGCCATTTAAGCCGCCCTTTTTAAAAAACGCCCTGTTACTGGGTCGTGATCTAACGGATTTACAACAACCGGGTGCACTTTGCTGTGCTCAATGTAGTGCATAACACGTAAATTTTCTACGCGATTGTCGGAATGAACGCCATTTATGTGGTCAATTTGCTCGCCGGGGGCCAAGTCTTTAATAAAAGCATCGGCAACTAAACGATGAACCAAAAAGGCTTTGCTATGCGTTCCGTCACGCAAATGAATTTCTGCGTAGGGCATGGTTCGGCGCGCTTTGGTTTTAATGTGCACCCGCATAATTCGTTCTGGCATCCAAGTTTGGCCGTTTCGTTTGGTTCGCCTAAATCGGGCTACCGATTTTATACGCCCTAACGTACTAACTTGGTATCGGCCTTCATACCCCCGAATGTCTGCCCAAACTTCAGCTGCATTTCCATCGACGCATTGATGCTCTAGCACGGCTTCCTCGCGGACTATCTTTTGCGATAGGAGCCATTCTAGCACAGAAAGATTTCTTTCTGGCGGCATCTTTTTTAGTCTTGGGGCTGGGTGCGGGTGCCTTGAGCTTACTGCCCGTAGCGCGGTTGTACTTGGCCCGGCCCTTGGCCGTCAAGCCCGCGCCCTTAGAAACAGGCTGCTTCTCCCCCCGACCCACCGACAGACTGACCGACTTGCGTGCCATCAGGCTCCCATCCAACTGCTTGCTATGCCGTTGCCGCCCTGTCTGGCGACGACCCGTCTTGGTGCGTCGCGCGCCTCGCGGCTGGCGAGCGGGTAGGCGAAGGTGACGGCGAGGGCGTCTGCCGCATCCGGCGACGCTTGACCTCTAGCCTTCATCTCCTTCTTACCCTCCAAGAAGATTGTCCCCGACGAGTTCGGCTTGGTGTGTGGCCCGCACAGGTCCGACTTGAGTAGCCGATCATGCGGGATGCTCGCCGTGCGTAGCCATTCTCGCATGTCGCCCCACATCTCGGCGCGCTTGTTGCCCCACATCACAGGGTTCTTAGCCTTCCAGCCAAAGTTTACCCCACGAACCTTATACCGCTGCTCTTTGAGCCGGTCAAGTATGCCATAACCGAGGCCGCCCTCGTCTATGACCGTAAGCGCTGGATTAAATTCTTCAATCGCGTCGATGACCCGTCCCACGGTCGCCATCGTGTCCTCGCCTCGGTATCGCTTGATCGCCACCACGTCCCGTCCTTGTCGAACAACGATGACCGTACTGTCAGCCCCGCTTCGCGCTGGATCAACTCCGATAACGCGTGGCGCTGTCTCGTCCTTGTACCGTGCCCGCGCCATAGCCTCCTCCACAATTCGCGGAGCAATGAACTGGTCGTCGCCGTCGGAAGGGAACTCTCCGTAGACCTCGACTTTAGCCTGGCTACTATCTGCTCCATACTCGGCGATGATCTGCTCGTAGACGGCTTTGTCGGTGTCTTCGACTTGCCGCGCGTCGATGTTTTGCGTTTGCCAGAATTCCCTTTTCGCGTTGAAGCACTCATAGAAATACCCCTCGTTGCGTCGTGGGTTGCTGAAGGCGAGCCAGAAGCGATTGGGCGTGTTCTCCGTAAAGAAGCCCGCCGTCACCGACCAGATGGGGTCGGGGATACCCGACGCTTCGTCGAAGATGACCATTACACCGTCGAAGTTGTGCACGCCCGCGTACGCGTCGGGGTTCTCCTCCGACCACAGCCGGCCCTCGACCGACCAGTACCGCGTGCCTTTCTTGAGGTCTCTCTCGACGATCTCCGCCAGCCACTTGGCCGGCATCACCCGCGTCGCGCTGACCTCAAACCAATGACTGTTGAGCAGCAGTGAGAGCCACTTAGTCACCTCGGCCCAGGTGACCGAGCGCAGCTGCGCCTCGCTGTTAGCCGAGACGATGATCGTCGAGCCGATGCGCGTCGTTAGCATCCAGAGGATCAGCCAGCTCACCAGCGCCGACTTACCGATGCCGCGCCCCGAGGCTGTTGCCATGCGCAGCACCTCGTACCCCGTCGCCGTCTTGTTCTTAGCGATGTGAGCGGCCACCTTGCGCAGCACCTCACGCTGCCACTTGCGCGGTCCGCTGAACTGCGCCAGTGGCGTACCCTGCTGCCCCCACGGGAAGGCGAACAGCACGAACGCCTCGGGGTCGTCCTTAACGCTCGGCGACCAGAGCCGAGTCATCAGGAGCTGCTCGTCCTCGGGGCTATAGATCGGTAGTTGCATACTCTGCCGTCAGCGCGGGGGTCGCGCGGATGGTGGGTGCGGGGCTGTGGCTCAGTGCAGCCGGTGTATCTGACACCACTCGGCCCTCGATGACGCGAGACTCCGCCTCTTGCAGCGCCGCGATGACGCTGATCTGCTGCTTGACATCAACCTGCACCTGCTGCTTCGCCACCCAGCCGTGCACATGCTGGAGGATTGCCAAAGAAGCCTTTGAATCGCCATTGCGAGCCGCCAGACGCAGTTGGTTCGCGGCCTCAAACTCACTGTCTGCACGACCCTTAGCCTCCGCCATCTGGGCGAGGGGGTCCATTTGGCATAGTCGGCGGAACTCCGCTGGCAACATCCCCGCCGCCAGGGCAAGGCTATCACCCTTCAGCCCGAGCGCGGCGGCATCATAAATCGCCTGAAGGCGGGCCTCAGTGGCCTTTAACTCGCGGGGCTCATACGGGAGCGATTTGAACATGTCGCAACAGTACCGTGCGCGTAAGGAATTGACAAGCGATGTGCAGGATCCCCTGCCGGGAGGCCGCGATCTCGAACATCCGTCGAGCCTGTGTGCCGGGGCGGAGATTGCCTTAATGATGCAGCACGATTGTGCCTTCAGCTTCCTCCCGGTCGCTACCAGCGCACCTGGTCAGACACCGCAGCGAGAGCATAGTTGCGCGCGGCGTGTAAGGCAAGTGTTGGCAGGTATAAAAAATAAAAAAATTTTTGTGCAACCCCTACGTACCAGGTACAACCCTCGCGCGGGCCGCCCCACCCCCTCAGTTGCAAATGATTCCCG